TAAAGGACTCTTGATATGAGTAAATATGTAGACCTATCGGGGGGTATGGCTTCTGATATTGTCCCAATAACACCTTCTGACACGGTAGATATTGATGGTTTTGCCGTTGGTCTCTACATCACAACAGGTGGCGATGTTTCTTTTGAAACAGCCAACGGGACACGCACTTTAACAGTCCCCGATTTCCACACTTTCCCTTGTGTTATTACCCGTGTTAATGCAACTGGAACTACCGCTACAGGTATCCACGCATACCTAATCTAATCCCTGATACAACAAAAAGTAGGTATAATATGACCCCCCTTTCAGACCCTAAAGCTAAAATGGAAATAGGCCAAGGGGGCCGTAACACCCGCTACGGGGAGATTCAAGCCGACGAATTTCTACGGGAACTTAAAGGCAAAAGGGCCATTAAGACTTACCGTGAGATGCGTAGTAATGACTCCACTATCGGGGCTGTTATGTATGCTGTGGAGCAGGTGCTTAGGGACAATCAATACAAAGTGGTCCCTGCCAATGACTCTGTAGAAGCTAAGGCTGAGGCTCAGTTTGTAGAACAAATCCTTTCTGATATGGAACACTCGTTTGATGACCATATCTCTGAGGCCCTTTCTTTCCTTACTTATGGTTTTTCCTCTTTTGAGGTGGTATATAAGCGTAGGGCTGGTAACAACCCAACTAACAAGAAAAAGCATTCCAAATACAATGATGGTCGTATGGGTGTAAGGAAGATTGCCTCTCGTGCCCAATGGACCATCAACCAGTTTGATATAAATATTAAGACAGGTGAGTTTCTTGGTATTAAGCAGGATGTAGGGAATTACCTCGCTGGTGGTGCTACCATCCCTGTGAACAAACTTATCCATTACAAAACAACCAACATCAATAATGACCCTTCTGGACGCTCTATCCTTCGTAACGCTTTCACAGCTTACCAATACCTGAAGCGTTTACAAGAGATTGAAGTGATTGCCATTGAGCGGGAACTGCACGGTGTCCCTATTGGACGTATCCCTGCTGAATACCTTTCCCCTGATGCTACAGACAATCAGAAGTCTCTCCGGGCACAGTTTGAGACCATCCTCCGTGACCTTAAACTGAATGAACAAGGCTACGGGCTTCTCCCTTCTGATGTCTACCATGATGCTGATGGGAAACCTACAAACAACCGCCTTATGGACTTGGAACTGATTACGTCCAATGGGTCTCGTAACATTGATATCGACCCTGTTATTCGGAGATACCAACATGACATTGCACGTTCTCTTCTTGCTGAACTTCTCATGCTTGGTGGTGGGGCTAACGGCTCTTATGCTCTCTCACAATCTAAAACAGACCTATTCCTACGTTCCCTAGAGTCTTACCTAGATGTTTTATTCGAGGGCCTTAATAAGCAACTTATAGAGCCTCTGTGGGCACTGAACGGGCTAAACCCCGACCTTATGCCTAAACTCAAAGCTGGTGACATTGCTCCGTATGACCTCAAGGAACTTGGTTCTTTCATCCGCAATTTGAATGGTGCTGACCTTCCGATTGTAGAGCATCCTGAGACTGTAGGCAGACTTATGGAAATGGCTAAACTCCCCTACGACACAGACAAGGACAAAGAAATCCTACAAAGACGCAGGGATGATGAGCAAGCCAAACTACGAGTAGAACGGGAACAAAACGTGAACCCTCAAGAGGACACCTCTAATGACAGATAAGACCCAAGAAGATAGCCATGTAGAAATGGTCTCCCCCATCCTCAAGGCAGATATGGATGCCAAGGTGATCTGGGGCTGGGCATATGTAAGCACTGAGAAAGGTGAAAGGTCGATGGACCATAGTGGTGAATGGGTAAGCCCTGACACTCTGGTTAAAGCCTCCACCAATTTCATGCTAAAAAGTCGAACAGCAAAAGTCAACCACCAAGGGGCTAAGGAGGGTGACATTGTTGGCTCTCTTCCAGTCACAAAAGAGTTGGCAGATGCTCTCGGAATCCAGACTGAGCGTGAGGGTTGGATCATTGGTGTGGTGGCTAGTGAGTCTACTCTCAAGAAGGTTCAGGATGGTCTACTTACGTCCTTCTCTATTGGTGGACGTGCTTTGAAAAGGTCTCTGTAATGACAACAGAACTGTATAACCTTGAATTGGATGAAGTCTCTTTGGTCATGGCAGGAGACGACCCGCTGGCAAAAGTCGCTATTATCAAATGCCGTGACATTGAGAAGGAAAAGGAATCCACAATGACTGAAGAAATGAAGGCCAAGCTAAAGCCTTATCTAGATAAAGGTATGTCTGAAGAAGACGCCAAGAAAGCATACGACGAAAATATGGAAAAATCTGTAGAAACAATTAAAGCAGAGAATGAGCGTCTACGTAAGGCCCTTCTGGACGAAGGCTACAAGATCACTGCTGAGGGTGTTGAGAAGAAAGCCCCTGAAGAGATGATTGATGTAGACGGTGAGATGGTGGCTAAGTCTGCTATTCCTGCCCCTGTCCTCAAGGCTCTGGAAGCTGCTGATGTGGCTAAGAAGGACGCTGTATTGGTTGAGAAGGCTAAAGAAACCCTCCCCAACTTTGATGAAGCTGTAGCCAAATCCTTTATGGGAATGGACCTTTCGGAAGACCAACTGGCTGCTCTTAAGGCTGCTGATGCTCTTTTCGGTAAAATGACTGAGGAAGTCGGTAAAACAGACACCGATGGGGACATGGCTGACCCTTCGGCAAAACTCGACGCTCTGGTAGTTAAAACTGCCGATGAGAAGAAAATCAACAAATATGCTGCATATGCAGAGGTTGCCAAGACCAAAGAAGGTAAAGACCTCATTAACGCAGTCCATTACAAGAAGGAAGACTAATTATGAGTACTCAAGGTCAGCAAATTCGTGAAACCTACGTTGCAGGTGCAGACTTGCGTGAGCGTCAGTTTCGTTTCGTAACAGTTGGTGCCAATGGTGCTGTAGCTGCTACGGGCGCTGGTAATAAGGCAGATGGTGTCCTGCTCAATGACCCCAACACTGGTGAAGCTGCTACAGTCGCAGTATTTGGCCGTGTTATTGTTGAAGCTGGTGGGAACATCACCGCTGGTGCAGAAGTCCAATCAGGTGCTAATGGTGTTGTCCTTACGGCAACTTCCACAAACATTCGTGTGGGTAAAGCCCTTGAAGGCGCTGTAGCTGGGCAACTTATCACGGTTGACTTCTACAAGGGCGGAAACGCTGCGTAACCTACAAATAGGATAAGGAATTAAAATATGCCTATGTTGACTCCGGCTCAGGTCCATATCGACCAGCCACTTACTAACCTCACCATTGCCTATCTGCAATCCACCACTGGCTTCATTGCGGACCAAGTGTTCCCTAATGTCCCTGTGTCGAAGCAGACAGATAAATACTACATCTACAACCGTGAAGACTTCAACCGTTCGGGTAATGTGAAGCCTCTGGGTCCTCGCACTCGTCCTGAGCGTGTAGGTATGTCCCTCTCGACCGATAGTTATGCTATTGAAGTGCGGGCACTGGCTACAGACTTCGACTTCCAGACACTTGCTAATGAAGATACGGCTCTGGATATTCGTGCGGCTCAATCCCGTATGCTCACCATGCAGATGATGATTGACCGTGAAAAGCGTTGGGCTTCCACCTACTTTACCGATGGTGTATGGGATACTGAATACGCTGGTGTCTCTGGTTCCCCTAATGCTGGTGAAGTTCGCCAGTGGGACGATTACACACTCTCAACCCCCATTATCGACGTAACAGAAGCAAAACGGGCCGCTCAGTTGGCCTCTGGGGGCTTCCGCCCGAATGTTATGGTTGTCACTCGTGATGTCCGTGACACTCTGGTTCACCACCCTGATATTCTGGGTCGTCTGAATGGTGGTGCCACTGTATCTGACACTGCGCTGGTGACGGATGCTAAACTGGCAGAAATCTTCGAGGTTAGCCGCTTCCTTGTCTCGGATGCTATCGAGAACACTGGTGCTGCTGGTCTGGACGAGAACAACGCTTTCATCAACACTAAGAAGGCTGCTCTCTACTACTCACCTGCTGCTCCGGGCCTGATGGTCCCTGCTGCTGGTTACAACTTCACATGGTCCACTCTGGACAACTCTTCGGGGTATGGTGTGGAAATCCGTAGCTACACTGGGGAGTATCTGGCTATCGAAGGTATCGCAGAAGAACTCCATGCTGTTATGGCTTACGACATGAAGGTTGTAGGCACAGAGATGGGCGTATTCTTCAATACCATCATCGGCTAATACTACGGAGGGGTCGAAAGGCCCTTCCTTTCTCTAGGAGAGTATAATGGACACCCGACAATTTGACATTCAAACTGACCAACCTGTATTCGTAAGGTCCACTCCTCCGGGTATGGACTACCTGAAGTTCGCAGGACGTAAATACAAACGTGGGGATCATGTCCCTTGGCAGGACCTTGGTATTGATTACCAAATCATTAAACGCTTCATGGACCTTCATTTCCTCCACCACTCAGAAGAAAAGACCGTAGAGGCGAAAGTGGGCGATGGTCTGGACATGATGACCGTAGAAGAACTTCACACCCTTGTAGATAGTATTAACGCTAAGGTCAAGGCAAACACCACAACTGAAACTGCCTACAATAAACAGAAGTGTAAGAAGTCTCAAATCCGTGATAAACAAATGGGCCTCCTTCGTTCTTGGCGTAGGCACTACGGTAAATTTGAAGCCCTATAACTAACGTATCCCCCTAAAGGAGTTTGTCCATGTGGACGTATGATCCAGAGGTTCTTGGCGTAGATACTGCTGATGAACGTAGAAATTCTGTAAGGTTCCTTGTGGGGGATACAGATACTAGCGACCAGCAAGTTCAAGACGAAGAGATTGTCTTTGCATTAGGCCAGACTGCACAAAACATCTACTTTGCAGGTTCTATGATTGCAGAGGGTATACAAGCCAAGTTCGCTAGGTTTGCCACCTCGGAAGTCGATAGAACCCTACGTGTAAGGTATTCAGACCTACAAGAACATTACAGAGCCTTGTCACAAGACCTACGTGCTAAGGGCGTCAAATGGGGAAGTGGTTTGGGTGTTAGTGCTGGTGGCATTAATCTGCTACAAATGGCTAATGCTCGTAAGAACCCCCTAAGACCACCTGCTACATACAAAGGTGAGTTTGGCTATCCGAAAGGGCAATATCGTGACGATCAGGGCCATTGACCTTCAGAGACTTGTAAACCTTTATGGGGAACCCCTCACCCTCGTAAGTAAATCTTTTGGGGCATACGACCCTACTACTGGCTCTAACACACAGACAACCACAAACGTCCCCTTTATTGGTTATATGGCTACTTATGACCTTGGGGATATTGACGGGACAAACATCATCCGTGGCGACCGTAAGGTTATCTTAGGTAGCAGAGACTCTAACGGGAGTGCTATTAGCCCTGAAGTTGACGATGAGATTACGGGCACAGGGGACAGGGTAGGGATTGTTTCTGTAGGGAAGATTATGTCTAGTGGTGTTGTGATCTGTTACATTTGCCAAGTGAGGGAATAATGCCACAGTTAAAAACCTTCTCCAAGCGTAGCGGTAATTTCAGACAATTGGCAGAAGAGTTCCAAAGGCGTACACTGTCCAAGATGGCCGAAGCTGCTGTAAGTTTTAGTCCCGTAGATACTGCTGCCTATGTCGATAGTTTTGGGTTTAATAATCCTCAAGGGTATTCCTCCAAGGATCGACCAAGGCAAAGGCCCGGACCTTCTACTGACCCTGCGTCTGCCAAAGCTAGGAATGTCGAAAGGTTAAATCAAGAAGCTGCTGCTATAAACCTCTCTGGTCCTGTGGTGTTTGGTAATAGTGCCCCTCATGCTGGTATTGTAGAGAATGGTGGTCGTCACCAGTCTGGGTATCAAGTGTTGGGGCAAGCCCGTAGGGAGTTCACTAGGCTTGCAAGAGAAGCCTTACAGGAGACCAAACAAAAATGAGTGTCTATAATAACATCAGGTCTGCCTTAGAGGTGAAACTCTCCTCAATAGCAAACATCCCAACAATCTACTACCAAAATACATCCTTCACCCCTACCACAGGCACTCCTTTTATCTCTTGTAGCCTATTCCCAACATCACGTAGACCTTCCGAAGTTGGCTCCAACCCGTTCAATCGTTATCAAGGCTTATTCTCTCTATCGGTATATACACCTGAGAACAAAGGCCCTAAAGAGAATCAGGACATCTGTAACCTGATCTTATCTGCTTTCCCCGCTGGAACACATGAACTTGTATTCGATGGGCAGTTGGTAAGGATTGAATTTACAGAGCAACTAGGGTCTTTCAAAGATTCCCCTTGGTTTATCACTCCTATAAATGTTGGGTGGTATACTTACGATAAGAACTGACGTTCTCTTATAAAGGATTGAACATGACTGCGCAAAACTCAAGAACACAAATCTCCTACATTGTAGAGAGTGTCTACGGGACTACCCCTGCCACCCCTACGATGATTGCCCTCCCGATTAACACTTTTGGCCTCAACCTTGAGAAGGGTGCTGTAGAGGACAACGGTATCTACCCTGATGAACAAATCCGTAACATCCGTCATGGGGATCGTATGGTAAGTGGTGATATGGCTGCTGACCTACGTAAGACAGACTTTGACCCTTTCATAGAAGGTGCTATGCGGTCGTCCTTCACTGCCGATGTGATTAAAGTGGGGACTACACCTAAATACTTCTCTATTGAACACGGCTCTTTGGACATCGACCAGTATCAGGTGTACACGGGCGTAACGGTAAACACTCTGGGTATTACTGCCTCTGCTGGTGACAATGCCCCTATTGCTGCTACCTTTGGCCTCATGGGCCGTGATATGGCCGCTCTAGCCACTTCTTCCATTGCAGACACTTTGGTTCCTGCCTCTGGTAATGAGCCTTTCGATCACTACGCTGGTGATGGGCTACGTATCGCTGACACTGGTGGTGTATTGTCGGAGTTCTGTGTCACCTCATTTGAACTGAATATCGACCGTGGTTATGAAGCCCGCTATTGCATCGGGGATAACACTTCCAAAACCCCTATTGCTGGTATGGCCTCCATCACAGGCTCCCTCACTGCTTTCTTTGAGAATGCCAACCTGATTAACCGCTTCGTCAATGAGACTAATACAGCCCTAGAACTTCAGGTGGGTCGTGGGAGTGACATTATGACATTCCTGTTGCCTAAAGTGAAGTTTATGGCTGCTAATAACCCACTATCAAGTAACACTGGCCCCAAGTTGGTTGAGATTGAATTCACCGCTCAGTATGACACTACAGAAGAATCAAGCCTCGTAATCACACGGCCATCGACTGCCTAATAGAATCCCGAAAGGGACGGGGCCATTGATTATGTCGGGTGGTTAGTGGCCCCACTTGAACTTAATACACCTGACATAGCACATAAGCTATAAACCCGAAACTTAGCCTGTTGGCTATAAAGAAAGACCCGACAATGGACATTTCCAATTTTATCCCTAACACTGACACTGTTGATGTTGAACTGACCAACCCTGTAAACGGGGAACCTATGACCAACAAGGATGGCTCTCTTATGACCATCACCATGTATCTCCCACATAGTAAGAGTTACAAGGAAGTTCGTCACGCTCAAACCAATCGTCGTATTAAGGCTTCCCAGAAGAAGGGTGGAAATACAATTACGGCAGAGGAAATTGAGGCAGAAACCCTCGACCTCTTGGTTAAGACTACTGCTGGTTGGAACATCACCTACAAAGAAAAACAGCCCAAGTTCTCTGAGGAAGTAGCCAAAGAAATCTACGAAAAGGCTCCCTTCATTGCAGAACAGTTGTTTGAGGGCGTAGCTGAAGCAGAGGTTTTTACGAAGAACTGATCGACCAACTCCTAGACTTTGCAGAGCATTCATTTGATCTTTCAAAGCCGGATAAAAATGGAGTTACCCAAAGACAACACCTAGAACAAGTGGAGAAGCAACTCGGAAGAACACCTGCATCATTAATTGGTCCAGAGTTCCCTGAGTTGCTTTCTCATTTGTGGATGATGTTTATTGATCTGAGTAATAGTCGGTCAGATAGAATACCCCTCACTTACACTGAGATTAAAGCCTACAAAGACCTCACAGAAACACCCCTCTCCGCTAAAGATATAGAAGTGATAAAAGAATTGGACGCACTATGGTTGAAGGTGATGCACAGTGAGTAATGATATTTTTACAGTAGCAACAAACTACGAAGTTAATGGTTATGAAAACGCCAATAACACGATTGTCAGCTATAGGAAGGCAGTAGAAGATACCTCCAAGGTAGAGGAGCGCGCATCTAAAGCCTCTCAACAAAATGAAAATTCCAAGCAAAGGCTCACTAGGGCCACTAGAGAAGCCACTTCTGCACAACAGAGGGCAAGGCAACAGTTCCTAGCTACAGCCAACTCTATCGCTGTTCTTGATGGCCCTCTTGGTGGTGTGGCTTCTCGCTTCAGTGCCTTTGGTGTGTTGATTGGCCGTATTGGTATCCCTTTAGCAGGTTTGGGGATTGCCCTCTCCACTTTTACTTTTGTTGCTCAAAGGTCTGTAAGGGAGTTTATGGAGTGGGAAGTAAGTCTGAGCACCATCGAAAATAGGCTAAACTCTGTTGGAAATCAGTTTAACTTGACAACACAAGAGATTGTGTCCTTTTCAGAGGGGTTGGCCCTATCAACCCTAGCAAGTGAACGTGACGTAATCTCTGCTGCCAACTCCCTCCTAACATTCCGTAACATCACTACAGACCTCTTTGATGACATCCTTATATCTGCCCAAGATTTGGCTGCTTCCGGCTTTGGGACTATTGAGAGTGAGACTTTAAGACTTGCTAAGGCGCTAGAGGACCCCCGCCAAGGGCTTACCTCCCTCTCAAGGGCTGGTATTACGTTCACAAGACAACAAAGGGAACTTATCATCTCCCTCACTGACACTGGACGTGAGGCAGAGGCTATGGGCCTTGTCCTTCGTAATGTTGAGCAACAGGTAGGGGGTGCTGGTCTTGCTCAAGCTAATAATACACTAGCTGGTTCTTTTGATACCATCGGCCAAGGGTTGAGAACTTTCAGAAGAGACTTAGGGGAGTTTATAGCCGATTCCTTTGTGTTTAGGGGGGCTATTGATGGGTTGGCCTCTGTTATAGCAGAGAACCTTGAAGTCCGCTCTAGGTCAATGTCAGCTACACTAGACCTACTGTCAGGCAGTTCTGATGATGCTGCGAAGAGCATTAGTGACCTTCGTGAAATTGTTAAGCAATACCAGCTTGATGTAGAGGGCACTTCATTTGCTATTGGCCCTTCTGGTGTAGAGGCTGAGAGACTTTCCTTCCAAGAACGTATTATCGAAGCTTTGCAAAGAGAGGTAGATTTACAGCTACAACAAAGGGATATACAAGAGTCTCTCTCGCAATTAGGTAGGCGTCAAGAAGCACTTGATAACCTAGAAAGCCAAATTGACTTACAAAGAACGCTTGTTGGTCTTACTCAAGAACAGGAACGTGTCCAAAGGGCATTGGCTGCTGAAGGTCTCACGGGGGACGTATGGGCAAACATCAACCAAGAAGTGCAGGCTTATGCACAGGCCCTTGCAAGGTCCGGGGAATCCCAAGGGGAGATAGCCCGTAAGACTGCTGAACTCCGTAGTGAACTTGAAGGCGTTAGGGACGTAGCTGAACGGTATGCCCAAGTCTTTAGGGACCAACAAATTGCCCGTGAGATTAACCAGATTGAACAGTCTACAGCTTCTACAAATGAGGTTCTCCGTATACAGGTTAGAATCCTTGAAGAAGCTAGGGCTGCTGGTAATGACGCCCTCACTGTAACAGAGGCTCGTAGACAAGCAGAAATGCAGATGCAGATAGCTATGCTGGAAA